AAACCTCTTACCATGTTCCCGTAACTTGGACTTCTGGCTGCGAGCTTAGAGGAAAGCTTACAAGCATGGTAGACTATACCTAGTCTCCGCACCGTCGGTGCAAGAGATTAGGACATCCGCGTCAGTCTGAAAGGACTGAACCCACGCAGAAAAGAGAAGCTGTCAGCAGCTTGGTTTAAATATCCTGAAGGATATCTTTCTGATGAAAGTCAGAAAGCCATTCTTGACAAATTCTCTCACACCTTTAAGGTCAGGGGATCTTATAAGATTGCGAAATCAATGTTACGATCCCAACTCTAAGTGATCTATAAGTGTGTGTTAGTTGCGAGACCTATCGATCAGCTTATTCGAATAAGCTTTTACGATCAAGATGTCTCATACTACCAAATTTAAGTTTGGTAACAGATTATATCGTGCGTTCTGTAAACAGGACGAACACAGACGGCCATCGATTACTGGTAACAGTATGTAGATGATCTTCAGTGTGTACACTTTAAATCTATTAATGAGATACCATAAATGGCTATCTATCCCAAATTCCCCATCTCAAGTTACGATGAGAGGAGAGTTTGTAAGATAGTAGCTATCTTAAGTTCCACTCGCTGTCTACCTCCTGGTGACATGGAGAAGACTATCTAGGCTTTGGAAAAGCATAGTTAAAATCTTCAGGTCGAACCCATTTGTTAAATGAGTTAGGAGATAGAAGAAGCAGTGAAGTGGGGAGCGAAGGAGGTCTTAGTATCTATTGCCTCGTAAGAGGACATGATGTCTAAGCAACCTTTCTTTGCCGCCCACATCTCTTTATCCAATAGCGCCTGCATCTAGTAGACTAGACGCAAGGGTGGCTAAAGGAGATATATCGCACGCTAGTTTTACAACTGGCTAACCGATATGATGACAGAGGATAGAACACTCTCTCTTCCCATAGGGATTGAACTACTTGAAAAAGTAGGTCAGAAAAGAATCATTTCAATGGTTCCTCCTGGTTTCGATCCAATATAGGATAACGAGAGCATCTTCAAACTAACCTACGAAAGTTGGCTAGTTCCAAAAGTAATTGGCGCTGAAAGCGGAAGATTAGGTGTTCTCCTCTTTGCTTGGTCCTTTGACTAGTGTGTCAAATCGGGATACATCTGTTAGGATGGTTCTCTTGGAAAAGAGATACCCGAAATCTAGTCAAGTTACATCCAATAGCCTGGCGGTTAAGTCAGGATAGTGACGAAGTCACCTGCCTGCATAATCACTTACGGGCAACTATTTGCACATTGTTGCAAATAGATATTGGAATGTGATCCGACCCTATAGGCTGGCCTTGGCCGTGCCTACAATGGTTGGTAGTGGTACGTCAGAATGATGACAAATAAGTTCTAGTTTTAGAACGATGATGTCATTATCTCTGGCGATTACTAGACCGCTACCGATGTTATAGAACATTAGATTGCCTATGAGTGCTGTTAACAGTTCTTTGGGCACCTAAATCTATAAGGGAATTACTTCTTGTCTTACTTAAGACTTTTGTGTTCTCCTAGATTGCATTTAAATGCACATAATGGTCCCTCTTTGACAAAGAGGGGAATCCTTATGGGAGAACCAGGAAGTAAAATAATTCTGACAGTTTTGACCAAAACCGTCCGGAAGCTGGCTTCACCAGAAATGATGACACCAGAACAACTGGAGAAAGACACTTTTCAAAGTGCCGGTGATGATCAAATAATCGTCGGTTAAAAGGGAGTAGTTAGGTAACTTCGTTAGAAGGCACCGCTACTATCACTAAAGATTTCCAAGAAATGGAAATAGTGCGCTCTTGCTGTCATATTTTGTTAGCAACTTATCATTAAAGGTAAGTTTACAAAATGGGACGTGCAGAACGACCCTATAGGAGCTCTCATTGACTATATATAAATGAGATTACTTTCGTAATTTCGGAAGATTGGTCCATCTGATTCAGATGAGGATGTTAATCCAGTTTTTGGAAAAAGCTACCAACTTTCCAGAATGATCTCCTGGTCTGGCCTTTCGGCTAGATAGGAGGCTATTCTATTTGTAATAGCCTGTGAGAATATGGCAGAATATATGCCGCCATAACTCTTTTGCTTACTTCCTCCTTAGTGGGGAGGGCTCGGTTTTCTACCGAAAGCAAAAAGAAATTGGTAGGAAATTCCTTGCGAAATTCGCTACCTAATTTTCTTGAGATAGTATGGTGACCCGTTGAGGTCAGCAGTATCGAGATCGATACTGACATCCTTCTCAAGGAGCAGACCCATGGTTCGAGGAATCGAATAGGGTATAGATGCCTCTTAGGCCTATATTTAGGGATTGATGTCCATCAGTGTTGATGGTTATTAAATCCTTAAAGAACATTAAGATTGGGAGTAAAAACTCTAATTCTAAAAAGTTCAAGTCTTGATCAAGACTTTATAGTCCTTAGGATATATTACGATATATTAGGCTGCACGGTAACTGTGTTTTAACACGGACTGGACCGACTATTTCCTTTAATAGGAAATGTAGGTTACTACAGGGTTCTAAACTAGAACTTACCAAATGCGACTAGATCGTATAATAAGTTCTTTCTATTAGAAAGAACTTGAATCCGAGTGCGACTACGATCACTAGATGTTCATGAAAGAACCTCCGGCTATCGCAGAAGCAGATTTCTGGGTTGTCAAAAGACAACAAACAGTCCTCGTCGAGGGCAAAGAAATTCCTCTCGGATTAGAATAGTCTACCCCCCAACCAAGACTTGTGCTTAGAGCAACAAGTCGTCAGGTGTTGGGTAAAATGTTTCGTTGAG